TTCAAAGTCATACGTTCCATCTGCTTTCATGTATTTATAGACGCCAGTACGGGCGACGACTGCACGGCCTTTCAAAAAGCCTTCATCAGTCTTGACGAATTTGGTAGCCATTTTATTTATGTCTATTGTATCATATCTATTTACTGTCATTTCTTTTTTCCCTTTTTCTTGCCACAGGCCATTTTTTACCTCCTATTAGCAAAACACTATATATATTATATACTATATAGAGATTTATGTCAACCCCGATGATAGTCCTCAAAAGATGTGTCAACAGAGGTGAGGGTATCATCCTTCATCAGCCTCTTACGGTGTTCAGAGGATATTTCAATAAACTTTCCTTTCTCATTTATCTTTATGAGAACTGTTCCGTATTCTATACCCTCTATCTCTTCTTTAAGAGAGTCCATGAGTTTCCGTGTTACTTTCATCTACTGCCACCTACCTTTTTTATGAAATTATTCCAATACATAGAAGCAGTACATCTACATCCCGGCGCTCTACCGGGGAGAAGGGGTTCCATTATCGGAGTCTTTTTGTTCCATGTCTTTCCATCTGCACTATAAACAGAAGTATCAGAGTATTTGAAAACCTTAGTGTCCATAACGAAATGAGAAGGAACATAGTCAGGATACTTACCAAGTGGATTGCCACGAACCCTTTCATCCCTCATAGTATTCCAAATGAATTCGTCGTTATCTACGCTTTTCGCATAGTTCTCGATGATTTGGGAATTAAGGTTTCCTATCTGGTCCATCGCAAGGAAACCTGAACGATACCCAAACATTTTATTGGAGAGTTTTTGGATGGTCTCAATGAAATCATCATAGCCCCAACTAGCAAGAAGTCCTGCCACAAGAATAGAATCAAGTTTGTCGTTATATTCTTTTGCCAACTTTCTAATGTAGTTATGATTTTCTTCCATCCAAAATCTCTTTATCTCTATCCAATCAGAGGGAAGAGAATTGTAGGGGTCTCCAAGAACTGCGGCGGTCTGCTTTTTCCACTGTACTAAAGCAAATTCCATTACTTTGTCTGCGGTCTCTTCTACAATACGGTCCACCCTAGAGTCATATACAAGGCCCGTTCCAAAATAAGAGAGGATAAGGGCCTCCATCCTTTCACGAAATTCGTCTATCTCTCTTTTCAAATCATCTTGCTTGGAATCTCTGCGGTTCAATTTTACCCACAATTCAATTTTATCTTCCAATCCTCTATTTACATCTTTGATAAAATCTTTAATGACTCCTGAAATGTTCTTAGCATATACCTTTTCAATAGCAATAGGATAAAGCCACTTAGGTGAAATAACGTCCCCTTCTTTATCTTTTCGGGCAAGCCGCACAAGTATGTTAAATTCATTGTTTATCATTCATCATCTCCTTCTTCTGGTTCTGTAGGAATATCTTCTACTGCCCACCCTTTCTCTTTGCGAATTTCACTGGATTCTCTTGTACCCATAGTCACATATACGTGTTCGGTTTCGGCTTTTATCTTTTCGGTTTCCGCTTCTAATTTTGCTTTTTCGGCATATTCAAGTTCAGTCATCTGGTACAGAGAGTTGAAAGTGAATTTTGGAGGCTTTACATTATTGGCCGCAGAGAGAATCCCGATGAGTGTATTGATAGGGGTGAAAAGCCTGTTCCTCTGGTTGGCCTCGATAATATCGTAATAATTACGAAGGTCGTTTTCGCCTGTAGCATTGAGGCCAGCAGGAGCGCGACCAAACAAACGAGTAACAGGGATTCCTGTGGAGCCAGAGAGTTGAAGCATGAAGCGGTCAATCATTTCAGGGAGGCCAGCCAGAGAAGCATAATCCCTCGTATACTCTTCGTTTTCACCAAGGATAACTGCATTGATGGTACTCTTCGTGGCATTGATGAGTTCCATGCGCTTAGTAAGTAATCCTTCCTTACCTGAAGCAAGCATTTCGCCAAGACGCTCTACTTTGATTTTACCTATGATGAATTCGTAAAGGATATTTGCAACAGATTGATTGATGCCGCCAAGGTCACGAATACTTTCATATATAGGCTGAAGAGAAGAAAGGCCCCAATGCTTTACATGAGAATCGACTTGTCCACGAAGATAAGGAGGAATAGGGTCATTATAGAAAGGAATCACTCTGGAATGATGAATGAGCATTGGAATCTGCTTGTCTTTTACATACATATTTACTTTATAGAGAACTATCTTTCCGAAATCAGGGCTTTCTGGATTAGTTTCAAAAACGCATTCACCAATGGGAATATCTGTACGTGCAATGACTTTAAGATATTCTACTTTTCGTACTTTTGCAAGGTTTAGGGGCTTGTCTGGTTTCTGTCCATCCATAGCACCTATCATCAAAAGACTGCCACCAAAAAGACGTTGCCATTTGAGAGCTTCATTATATTTGGATTCTGCTTCCAGACGAATGAGTTCTTGCTCAATTACTTCTGCTCCGCCACCTTCCAGAGTGCCCCATTCACGGGTCATGTCATCTGCTACAGAGGAGATAATACGGTTTGCAAGTCCTTCCCCCGCATATATCTCTGCAAGTGTCTGGTCATCGAGAGGGGTATACCCTGCATACATGGTGTGCTGAGTTTTGTCCTTTCGCATATTACCTATGCCAGCCATGAAATTAGACCAGCTATCCATACTAACTTTATCGAGTGTAACGGAATCTTTGCGTTCCATCTTTTCGAGAGTAGCTTTATTCAATGAGCCTTTCGGTCGTCCCATTCTTTACCTCCATTGAAACATAGTATATTACATATATATTATATTTTATATATATTATATAATATATATACTATATTGTCAATAGGTAAATAAAAAGGGGGCCGAAGCCCCCTAAGAAGTGACAGAATTAAGTAGTTATCAGGCTAGTATTGCAAGTGCTGACTCGGGCCACTTAATGCCCGAATAATTTGTTCCCCATTCTTCTGAAACTTCACGCTCCATAATGAAACAATCAATAATATCTCCGTCTACATCAAGTTCCGGCGTTGCCCATGTCGAAGCGAGATATGTATAACTTTCTGTATTTGGCTTTCCATCAGAAAAGATTTCTCCTCCGGTGTAGCCCCAATCTCCAGAAAGCCCTGCACTTGCTGAAGTTGCGCCGCGTTCTTTAATAATACGCGCGGCCTTATCCCAATCAAAAACCATTAAGTCTTTTCCGCGATTAGCTTCACCCATTGCAAATGCCATCATTGTATCCATCCCATTCCTCCTTAGAATTCTATTATATACGATAATACAGAAATGTCAAGAAAAATCTTAAAAATCCCACACATTATTTTGCCATGATTTAGTGGCAGAGAACCCCGCCATACGGCACAAAGATGCCAAACTATCGGGGGCATCATCTGGCTCTTGGTCAGGCATATAATCCACTACCTGTTCAAGATACCCCTTATCTGTACCCTTTTCATCCCATTCTATATCTTTATATACTTCATACGCATAAGTGCCTATCTTCTCTGTCTTTTTCATTCGCTCATCATAATCTTCAACCCAGACATGATTACGTTGTATTTCAGGGGACATACGAAGCATGTCCGCTGTATAGCCTCTATCGGCATTAGTTTCTATATAGATAGTATCTGCTCCATATTCTACAAGGTGTTTTGCTATTTCTGGAAGCCAGTCTTTAACGTTTCCCGCGAACACCCAGCCAACAGCATTATATTTATTATTAGGGAGTCTCCCCATAATGGTAAGGGCACAATAGTGATTACCGTCATAAGCGGCGTCCAAATGTGCTTTGACAGAGGTAACTTTGTCGGTGTGCCATACACCGAGACGAGGATTCAAGAAGAGCTGGTCTTGGTCTGATTCGTGCATCAATTCATAATTTGCCTTCCAAAGAACAGGGGTGATAAACTTTCTTTTCTCCTCTATCTCTTCGTCTGTCAAGAGACCATAAGAAAACCATGTCCCATCTGGATTCTTTTTTACCGAATACTTTGCTGGTGGAGGCATTATAGACCATGTATCTCGAACGTGCCATGGGGTTCCTATGCAGATAATGTGGCCTCCGGGGTCAATAATATTAGACATAAACTCTCCAACAGCTATTTTAGTATGTTCTCTTTCTGCTTCAGAGAGACGATCTGTAAGGTCTACTACGTCATCAAAAATAACTATATCATAGTGTCTACCAGTGAATTTACTGTCCAAACCTAACGCTTCCAGAGACATTTCTTTGGTCTTTGTTCTCTTACAGGACAGGAGGAACTTTCCTTCTCTCAAAGCATCAAATTTCCACTTGCCCCAAAAGTCCTCAAGAAAAGCATATACGTCTGGCATCATAGCGAGATTAGCCGTGGTTCTAACTGATTCTGCGGCGGCAGTTATAGTTTTCTTTACTATGGCGATACGAAGGTCAGGATTCTTTGCAAGCTGAATGAGAGGGTCTATTTCTACAAGCTGTGTGGATTTCATAGCACCACGAAAAGCCATCAGAGACTTAAAGCCGCCTTTCCTATCCCACACATAATTACTCCATTCACTGTGCAGTGGAGTAAGTTTATTCTTTCCTGCCAAATGCCCCAACAAGTGGGGATATTTCAATATCTTTATCAGTTCTTCATCTGAGTAGTTTTGCACTGTTACCTCCAATTCCTATATAGACAATCTATTATATAGGAATTAGGAGATAAAGTCAATCACTACTTCAATCCTGCTCTCTTCTTGAAGTCCTCAAGGACCAATATCAACTCATCAATATCAGAGATAGCCCATCTTTCGGTCTTTAATACCATAAAACGATCTACCCCTGTATTCTCCGTAAATATCTCAAGGGCTTGTACTTCGCTGTCCACACAGTCCCCGTTATTGAGATATTTCACGCTCACTCCATCTACACCTATCTCATCATCTTTATACTGAAACACACCTACTGGTTTTATTTCCATTATGCGTCTCCCCTAGCTGAAAATACACATTGGAATTCCTCTATGTCACCATCGTTCCACCATGCCTCCCCAAATTGATTGTGGTGGTCGGGTAGCTTGTAGGGTCTATATGCATCTATTTCATATATTACAGTTCTTCCTACCTTCATAGCCCAAGCCATTGCCCCCATCAATGTAGTGAATCCTCTCACAGGGGCATTTATCTTCCCTGAAAGATGATATGCCCTTGCCTTTTTCTCTGTAGTCACATGATACAATTTCATCAATCCCACCATCCTTCTATATTCTTTGCTATAAGCTCGAAAGCCTTATTCTTCGCTTTCTGTTGCATTTCATACTCTCTTTCATGTTGTTTCAAACTATGCCAAAACTTCTCTGCTTCTTCTTTATCTTCCACAGGAGATATGACCCTGAACTCTAAAGAGTGTAGTGGGCTCCCTTCAATGGGTTCCGAGTACATTGTAAATTCGTACTTGCACCCGTACTTTGCGGTGAATTCTTTTTGACATTGTTCATAAGTAATATCAAAGGCATTAAAGTATCTCTTTATCTCCCTTCGAGCTTCCCAACATTCGTGAGCTTGCTTTTTCTTGTCAACACAAATACCATACTTTGCAAAATAAGTACCCATGATAGTCAACTTCAATTCAAGAAAATAAAGAATAGAACTGAAATCAAAATCCCAATTACTTTCTTTTAGAAATTTTCTATACTGTCTCTTCTTCCACATCCTGAACAAATGCCACTTCAGCCTTGATTTCATCTTTCCCCCTTATGATGTATCCATCAATATCAAGCCACCTGATTATAGGCTCGCCTGTATAGTGCTTATCCCACACCATCCAACAATACGTCTGCATACCTGTATGTATCTTCCAGTCATCTCGTAACTCTTCTCCCAGCATAGGATACCGATTAAATACATATACAGACGCCAGAGGATACTCTTTATCTTTCCATACCGTTTCCAAACGCTCTTTACCCTGAAGGTAGGTCAAAGGCAACAGGAAAGCAAACCGATCTGTGATTATCTCTTTGGCCTTGAGAATGAAAGGAAGAGATATTCCATAGGGAGGATTCTGGATAGAGTATGCAAATTTCCTTTCCTCTTTCAAGAAGTCCTTTCCGTCAGAAATATCATAAGCCTCTATGTTATGGAAGTAGTCTTTAAGTACCTTTTCCAATGCCCCTCTACCACTAGAGCCATCGAGGAAAGATTTCGAGAAATCCCAATTCTTCTTATCTGTCTCTATGAATTCCTTTATGAGACAGTAGGGAGTCTCATAAAAATCACTCACTTTCCTCTTCCCGGTCGTATTGTTCCGGCTGTAATTCTTCCCCAATATCTTCCTCCTGTATATCTTCCATTACCTGTTCCAGATATTTATTCACTCTGCGAAATTCCCATGTATCCAATTCAAGTAGGGAATAGACCATTATTTCTCCTTTGTTCCTCCTGCAATAAATGCCATGAGAAGGAAAGCAAACGATACCGCTATAGAGCTACCTACGATAATGCTGTTCAAGCTCATTATAGATTTCCTCCATCCTTTCACGGCTAGAAATGATATAGGACGGGAACAGTCCTTTATCTATGGCAATAAGGTCACGGAGATACAGCTCATCCACCTGAAGAGCATTAGAGAATTTGGCTATCATCGTGTCCTTGTCGGGCCATCGCTTCCCATTCTCATACAGAGAGAAGTTGGGGGTCTTTACTTCCATGAGGCGAGCAAGTTCCCCCATCGACATTCCCAGTTCCTTTCGCCGCTTCCTCAAGTATTTACTGAATTCTTGCATCTGTACCTCCAATGTAATTACGATTAGGCTTATGACCAGAGAGGAGTGCCGTTCCCCACATATTCCAGTCCTCTTTTACACCACCTTCAAATATATCTTGTATAAGCTCGGAACCAAAGTCCTGCACCCATTCGGTAGGGACTGGTGCATCAAATCTGGCAATGAAAAGATAATTATTCACCGTATTTCTCCTTTAGACGAAGATAAGTTACTCTCTCCTGCGCTTCATGTCCCAAATGCTCTTGTTCATAGAAAGCCTCGTACTCTTCTTCTGTAGCAAGACCAGCTTCCCTTACCATTCTGTCTCCAATCCAAGTGCCCTCTTGGTATCTCGCAATTCATTATAGCCCAAAAACACAGGACTATAGTAGTGCCCATCTATCATATATTCCAACACCCATACTGTACCGAACTCTAAACTCTTATGTTCTCGTTCTGCGATAACATGAATTTTTCCTTTCAGATTCCCCTCTACCCAATGCTCGTCCATTTTCTTCTCAATAGAGGTGATTCCTGCATTGAGAGCTATGAACCCTGCAAATACCATGAACATAAACACAAACCCTTGAATCTTATTCATTTCTCTACTCCTGACAAATCTTCAATCCCTCTGAATAAGGAATGATTTGTAATATATGTGGCGTGATCTTGTATGCTGGTCTTACCACCCCATAAGCAGAGGGCTCATAATAGATATTATTCGCCCTCACAATAGCGTGATTGTAGTCTCCTGCATCGTAGATAATGATTTCTGCGTCTATACCCATCTCTTCAAGGAAATAAGCAAAGAGCATTGCCATATCCTCACAATCCCCCCTCTTTCTCCAATAGGTAGTTTGAGGGAATTGCCAGATATTCTGAGGGTCTTGTTCATATACCACGTTCCACGATACCCAAGTCCACGCCTCTTTCACTGTATTGAAAGTCACATCAATCTCAGGGTAAGCAGAAGTAAGAACGAAGAACTCACACGACACAATCAAAGGAAGTAAAACAAGTAATCTTTTCATAAGATGTCCTCCTATTAAGAAGTGTAATACATAACACTATAAATGTCAAGAGTTTATTACTTCGTACAGCTTACAATCATATAACCTATTATCAAGAAGCCTATAATGATTCTTGTAATATCCTACTACCCTCCCTCCTTTTCGTGCAATAAAAGCATCGTAGAGCCTTTCAGCGGGGTTTCCCACTACAACTTCAAATAACAGCTTATTGAATCTTCTCTCATCCAATAGATAAGACATAAATTTCTCTAAATCTTTGACAAAGGTAAAAGATATGGTGTCCAAATTGGCACAAAGTACACTCAAATTACTTATATAATATGCGTTTGGCTCTATTGTAGCATGAAAGTAGCCCAGTAGCTTACCCTCAGCAACTGAGAGACGAATAATTTCGTCTCTTGTCTCTATAGTATCTAAGCAAACAAGAGTATCGTTTGTGATGTTCCAATACTTATATTTCATTTCATTATCCATCATCTTTTCTACAAGCGCATCAATTTCTGTTGCAAGATCATCTCTATATCTGACGAGCATCTTATCTACCTCCAAAATAAGAGGGAGAAGATTTCTCCTCTCCCTTTCAAATTACTGCTTCCGCTTAGTAGTCAAGGAA